AAGTTTTGTTTTTTTTTTTTTTTTTTCGGAGACCCCGATTCAAGATCATTGAGTGATAGAGTAATCGCGCGCTAAAAATGTCGTTTTTTTATATTGTATCATATTTTATTTATTTTGTCAAGCAAAAATCTTAAGTTGCGTTCGCGCTGAAAAATATAGATCAAAGATATATAGACCGGGATCTAAGATCTAAGGTTCAGTTATGGGAAATATTAGGCGTGGAAGCTGTGCCTGGAAACTATATGAAAAATCGCATATGGGGTCTTGCGAGCGGAAAACGGCATCGCACGCTCACCCGCGAGCCGATTTTACACTATTTCCGCCTAAAAGTCAAGCATTTTTTGCAAAAAAATGCAATTTTTACACATTTTTACACAAAAAAAGAAGAAAATCTTCTATTTTTCTTCTTTTTTCTTGCGTTTTTGCACTAAATCAACCTTAAAATCTTCATTTTTGAAAGAAAATGTAATCAATTTTGCTTTATTTTCTATTTTTAAGTCAGTTATTTCAAGATTTTGAAGTGCATTTGCAATAGTTTGAATAATTAACTCTTTGGTAGGGTTTTCTTTGACTACCCTTTCTTTTTGAGTTTTCTTTTTAGTTGTATCAGTTGCAACTAACTTAACTTTATTTTGTTTAGATTTTTCTACAAGTTCTTCTTGTTCTTCATTTACAAGATAGCCCTCATCTTCTAACCACATTAACAAAACATCTTCTAGGTCAGTATCTAGTGCTTTAATAGTCTTTTCTACCCATTCGGCACCAACTTTTACAACCTTTCCAGTTTCAAGTGTTAGTTCATAAACTTTACCATTTAATTTGTAGTCTTTCATTTTAACCACCCTTCCTTTCTTACATTATAAGTATACCACCATTTAAAAAATAAGTCAATAGTTTTGTGAAAAAAAAATAAAAAATTTTTTTGTAAAAAAGGCTTGACAAAAACTCAAAGGTGTGGTATAATAGAAATAGCGGGGTGAAGGCGACCGCAGTGGAGCCGAGGGGTGTAAAAAAAGTGTAAACCATTTGTCAGGTTTACACTTGGATAAAGTTTTGGGGAGTGTCAAGTTGACATTTGACACTCAATTTGACTAGGCAACTGTAAAGTAAGATTTCTTTTTGTCAACTGTCTTTACAACTTGGTTGCTTTCAACTAATTGTTTTAGTAAAGCACTTAATTTTTGGTTGCTATAATTAGCCATTTCAGTACTTAATTCTTGCATTTCAGTTATTGTAACTGGTTTAGCAATTTCAGTTAGTGCATTTACAATAGCACCTTTAATATTTTCATTTTCGATTTGAGTTTTAGTTTGAGTATTTTTTGAACTCTTACGATTTAATAATTCGATTTCGTGTTCACAGAACTCTACTATTCTTGTGTCATTAGCACAAACTCCTTTAATCATTTCAAACATTTCTCTTTTTGTCATTTTTTCCATAATATCTACCTACCTTTCTTTTTTCTATATTATTTTTTAATGACTTGTAAGATTTCTTTTTTTCTTTATCTTACATATTTATTATAACATAATCATTTTAAATTGTCAATAGTTTTTTTTAACTTTTTAATTTTTTTTTAAATGATTATGTGATAACCTTTTTTCTTTATCTTACATATTTATTATAACATTTTATTTTTTAAAAGTCAAGCATTTTTTTTAATTTTTTTTATTTTTTAAAACTCTTTTCTTAACTTTTCTATAATAATTATAACATTTTATTTTTAAAAAGTCAATAGTTTTTTTCATTCTTTTTTATTTTTCTTTAGCGTCAAAGTCAACGCCTAAATAATCAGTATTATCAAGTATAATTTCTTCATTGTAGTATTTGTCGGCAATTTCATTAATTGCTTCAATTTCATTATTTGCTTTAACTACAACCTTTTTTTGTAAAGTTTCAGTGATGTAAACAACAAACTCTTTTTTTTCTTCCATTTTTATCACCTTTCCTTTCTTACATTATAATTATACTATAAATAAAAAAATAAGTCAAGCATTTTTTAAAAACTTTTTTATTTTTTTTAGTTTTGGGATTTTACGTCAATTTACGTAAACTTGACATGTCAAGTGTAAAATACTTGACATGTAAATTGACATGTAAAGCGCTCCGCGGCGGCGGATCGCGGAGCGCTCGCAGCATTATAGCACATTTCCGCAATTTTGTCAAGTATTTTTTTGAAAAAAAACAAAAAACTAAGGGGTTGCCCCTTAGTTGAAAATCTTATATAGAGAAATAAGATTTTTTCTTATCAACAGTTTTTACAACTCTGTTTTCTTCAACTAGTTGTTTTAAAAGTGCTGATAATTTTTGATTAGAATAGTTTGCCATTTCACTATCTAATTCTTGTAATTCAGTAATAGTTACTGCTTTAGCAACTCTTTTTAAACTTTCAACAATAGCATTTTTAATGCCTTCATTTTCAACTTGTGTTTTAGTTTGAGTTGATTTGCTTGATTTTCTATCAAGTAATTCTAATTCGTGGTTAATAAACTCTACGAATAATTCATTTGAAGCGATTGCCTCAACTTCTAGCATTTTTGAGAATACCTCTCTTTTAGTTAATTTTTTGTTTTCCATAATATCTACCTACCTTTCTTTTAATTTTATTATGGTGTAATAAGTTTTAACTCTTTTCTTATTACATTTATATTATATCATAACTAATTTATAAAGTCAATATTTTTTTTAATTTTTTTAACTTTTTTATTAGTTATGTTATAACCTTTCTTATTACATTATTATTATAACATTTTATTATTTAAAAGTCAAGCATTTTTTTAAAATATTTTTTATTTTTTTTATTTCCCTTTCCTTAACTTTCTATAATAATTATACTATTATTTTTTTAAAAAGTCAATAATTTTTTTAAGTTTTAGGAAAAAAATTTTTTCGATACGCCTGGGTGCGTTGCAGATCAGATTTTTCAAAGGGGCTACACCAAGCAAAAAACGTCGCGTGACGTTCCACCACGCGACGCACAGCAACGCCGCCAGGTGTTTCATTTTTAAAAAATTAAAAATACGCTAAATTGCGTATTTTTGTGCTTTAGGGTTAGCATTGCGACCGTGTAATTTTTTGTTTGTTTTACCCTTTTTAGCAAGGTTTTCTGCAGTTCTCATAAATTGTGCTGCATTTTTGTCAACTACGATTTTGTTTACAACTGAATTTCTTTTAGCCATTGTAATCACCTTTCCCTTTCCTTTATTACAATATTATTATATCACTTTTATTCTTCATTGTCAATACTTTTTTCTATTTTTTTATAATAATCATTAAGTAAAATATTGTCTTGAGTGTCCCAATCAAATAGAGTAGGTTCAAAATTTTGATTAAAAGTAAAATGATATTTGTAGCCATCGCCATCGTGAGTTCCCTCTATGTATAAAATATAATCTTCATAATAAGGTTCTACTTTAGTTTTAAAACCTATTTGTTCAAAAGCGTTTTTTAATATTTCCATTTTATTCATTTTATCATTTCCTTTCTTATTACATTTTAATTATATCATAAGTGCTTTGCAATGTCAATACTTTTTTAATTATTTTTTAATTTTTTTAGTATTGAGTTAGTTAACTAACTCAATACTTTCAACCCAAAACTTAATTTTAGTAGGCTCAACAAGTTCGCTAACATTTTCTAAAAAGTCTTGGTCTTTTTTAAGTTCCTCAATTGCTTGAAGTGCTTGTTCTTTTGAAGAATAACAATATTTAAAAGTGAATTCTTCATAATCTTCAGGATATTCCTCTCCATTATTGTATTTTACTAAATAAATCTTTTTCATTTAAATCATTCCTTTCCTTATTTCTATAATAATTATACTACATTAATAATTATTTGTCAATAGTTTTTTTAAACTTTTTTATTTTTTTTGTAGTTAAAGAAGATTTAATCTTCTTCAACTACTTTTGAATAATCTCTCCAACTTGGAGAAGTGTTTAAACTTACTATTGTATTTCCTAATAAGTTTAAAGAATATTTAAAGATTTCAATTTCAATATCAATATCTTCAAGTCCAGTGTGGGCTTCTTCAAATTGACTATTGTTTGAAATGTAGCAATAAATTGCTTGTGCAGTAGTTCTAACTCTACCACTATTAGTAATAAAGCAACTATCTTTCATAGAGTTTAGTCTATCTTTATTTTCTACACAATAATTTGCATAATCTTTTGAAAAAGTGATAATCTTTGATAATTCCATAGTATCAAGTAAATCAATATTTTCAAATGGGTTATTAACTCCAAAATCTTCAAATAATCTTGCCATAGCAGTTTTATCAAAATTGCCATTGTGTGCAACCATTATTTTTATTGCGTATCTTGAAATAATTTTTTCAATGTCTTTTGAGATATCATTAACACTCATTGTTTTGTATCTCTTGTCGTTTTCTAACTTTTCAAAATAGTTTGGATATTTAGTAGCACTAAATGTTGATAACATTATGTATTTATTGTTAAAGAATTTTCTAACTAAATAACTTTTTTCTTTTACAACTTTTAAGGTTTCTAAATCTAATACTTTCATACCAATTTCAAATGGTAAAATACTTTCTTTTACATTTAATGTTCCTATTGTTTCAGTATCAATAAACATTAAATATCTTTCTTTTTTTAAATCAACTTTTTTAATCATTTATAAATCATACCCTTTCCTTATTGATTACATTATTATTATACCACCTTTTCAAATGGTTGTCAATACTTTTTTATTAGGAAAGAGAAATTATTTTCTCTTTCCTTTTTTGTTTGAAAGTTTTGGTCTTAAACCTAATCTTTCATTTTTACGAGCTTGGTCTTGAGCCTCGTATTTTGCTCTAATTTGATGTCTTTTAGCAGGTGTCATTTTTTTTGCCATAATAATCAACTCCCTTCCTTTATTACATTATTATTATAACATACTTGCTTTTTAATGTCAATACTTTTTTAAAAGTTTTTTATTTTTTTTCAACTTTACAAGAGAAGTATAAGTCGCCTTCTTTTGTATAATGTTCTACAATGTTATTAGCACCACCACAACGAGTAATTGCTCTTTCTCTTTCGTGTTGGTCTTGCAATTCTAATAATTTAAAACAACCTACAATTCCTAAAATACAAATTCCATAAAATAATATTTTTTTCATTTTTATCAACTCTCTTTCTTTATCTTACATACTTATTATACACCCTATACAAATAAAAGTCAATAGTTTTTTGTAAAAAAAAATAATTTTTTTACACTTGACATTTATTTAGACAACGCCTCCTGGTGTATCGGGAAATGTAAAGTTTTAAAAAAAAATACAAAAAACCCTTGACAAAATCTCCTAAGCGTGTTATAATATAAAAAATGGCACGCGACGACCGCCCGCGCGCCAACGTAAAAAAGTGTCAAATTGACACTTGTTGACATTAAGCAAAGAAGTCTTGAAGTTCTATTAAATTTTTAATAGCCCAACCTTTCCAAAGACCTCTTGAATTATCGGCTAAAGAAGTAAGTCTTTTAATACCTCTACCTCCACAAGCACACCACTCGAAAAGGTTTTTTGAATAATCATCTAATAAATAACAATTATTATCAATAGTAATTTGATATTTATTTTCAATTATTTTTGCTTTATTTTCACCTAATCGACAAAGAGTTATATTAGCACTATTGACATTAGGTAAGAACTTATTCAACCATACAAGTTTATCTTTGTCTGCTTGCTCATTTGGACTTGCAGAAATTACAAATACTTTATTTGTTTTTGCTAATTCATTTATAACTTCAATGTTTACATAAGCACCAAGTTTTGCAAAAAAACCTTCTTCTTTATCAAATCTTTCTAAAGCATTTCTTACATTAAACTTTGCAACTGTTCCATCTAAATCAATAAATAATCTTTTCATTAAAATCAACTCTTTTCTTCTATTTCTTTACATTATTATTATCTCATAAAGTTTATTATTTGTCAATAGTTTTTATTTAATTATTTTATTTTATTTTATTCTTTTTGTTTTATTGCTTTATTGTTATTGTGTGTGTTTACTACATTGTTGTAATGTAGTAAACACCTTTAACACATAAACACTTAACAAAGTTCTTTGTGTTATTATTGTAGTTAATAAACCTTTCATTAATTTCTTCTAATAAAACACTTTTTTCATAAGCTTCTATTATTTCTCCAACAACATAATCATAACATTTAAACATTTCAATCATTCCTTTCACTTTTATCTTACATTATAATTATACTATAATAACTATTTATTGTCAATACTTTTTTATTATTTTATTTTATTTTATTCTTGAAAACTTTTACCAAATTTAGTTAAAATCTTCATTATTATTACATTTGTTATCATTATAACAATTAGTATAATGTTATAAATGTTGTTGCCAATGCTCTCTATTGTCATAGCAACGAATGCAATGTTTAACATAACAACACTTGTTAAAAAGTTCTCAACACCAGTCTTTAAATATCTTTTTTTATTTCTTTTCATTTTAATCAACCTCTTTCTCTTACATTATAATTATCTCATACTATAAAAAGAAAGTCAATAGTTTTGGGAAACTTTTTTATTTTTTTTACAAGTTGACATTTCAAACGTAAAATTACTTGACACTTACTTTACATAAAAATCGGCTCATCACGTCCGCCGATGAGCCTACGACATGACGATTAATACAATGTTTTTTATAAATAATTTAATTCATTTTAAATCTTTAAATGTTTGATTATTTAGATTTTTATTCTTAATTATTTTCTTAAATCATTTTAAAAATGAAAAATCATTTATCAATAGAATTCAAGTTAAACTTGCTTTATTAGCCTATCCCCACGTATTTGAAGCGGCTGTAAATTTTTATCTAGCTTCAGGTACTAAGATTCTTTACAATAGAATAGGGGGGTGATTTTTGGGAAAAAATTTTTATAGTTCTCTAAAAACAGGTTTGCCTCGTCTAAAAAATCTCCAAATCTTTTTTCAATTCATAAAGACGAAGTCCGGCAAGTATAGTCTCTAATCGTTTTACTCGTTTTTCAAGTAAATAAAATTCATCAGCAGTAATACTCTTATCTAATTTTCTAAAACGATCAGCATCCCACCAACCTTCTCCACAAATATGATACTCTAATACCTTATCTTCATCTATACATAATCCAGTAACAGTTACAGTTCTACCAGTCACTCTACTCATTACTTTAAAATAATTTCCACGTTTTAAATCTATTCTCTCCATATTTTACCTCCATATTAATAATTTTATAATCTCCGCAAACACGCATACAAAGAACAGAGTCATGCTCCATATAGTGACCTTTGCCGCGATCACCTTACCCTTTTGATATCATCTCATTTCACTAAAGCTTAAATCTGTTTCTCATGTCCACATTATACAACGAACAATACAAATACTTCCAATTATCGTGAATATATTATAAATCACATCCATCATTTTCATCTTTCTCCTCTAGTTCAATAATTCTATCTCTAATTTTTGTTAAATCTGCAATTAAATCATTTAACTTTTTTAATGCACCGTCTCCTAGCGCACCATAGCGGAAACTCTTTTCATCATCAAGAGAATAAAAACCATTATAATCAACACTTCCGCATATTTCGCGGGCTTGTCTAAAATAAGCTTTTCGCAATTCTTTTCTTTCATTAAAATTTAATTCTTTAACAGTTTTCTTTCCAAACCAATGAAATTTCATTATTTATCCTCCATTTCCACTTCAATCTCGTCACAATACGCATAGAACGATGTCACCGCGACATAAAAGCCAAATGCCGCAAGCAATACACCTATTGTTTCTAATATAACCCAAATAGTATTTTTTGGCATTAACCCATAATTAGTCATAAATACTATGAACTCTCCAAGTAACACAACCCCTATTGTTGATATTATTGTTGCTATTTTAAAAATCTTATCTTCCATTGTCCAATTCCTCCTTAAGTTTTCTTTTTAATATTTCATATCTAATTTTATTAAGTGTGCGGAGACCTTGCTCATCGATCTTATCTTCTGGGTCTAAGTTTTCATCTTTGACTTCTTTAACATGATTACAATAGAAATCACATAATGCAATAGCATCTTCAACTGAAAGCGGATTTCCATTTTCATCTTTCTCTTGTTTTAAGTTTATTAAATAAGAAGGTCTGATAGCTTCATAACAAACTTCTAGCGGATTTCCTTTAACATATAAATCAATAAAATCAGATAATCTTGCACAATGACTTAATTGTTTTCCATCATATCCATATTTTTCAATCTTATCAATAATTCCTGGATATGGATGACATAGTGCTTTTCTTTTTTCATAAGCCATTCCTGCAATACACCTTAAAAATTGGTTGCGGTTATAATTTGCTATTAATTCACGATTTTTAAACATTTCCGCAATTAAATCCTCATATTTAGGATTTACAATCCACACTTTACTATATAATAATTCTATATAACTTAAATTCATTTTTTTAAACATATCAAACATTACTCTAATATCTTTTACTTCTGCGTGTTCATTATTATCCATAACTTCTACTGTTGATATTGGACTCTTGTTATTAATAAAGTCTTCAAGAGATGGTAATACTATTGATTTAGTATCAACATCTGATTGATATTCTTCTGTATAAATGTCTAATCCATAGTTTTGACTACCTTGCAATGCAGTAAATACCACATCATACCCTGCAGCAACCAAATAATTATAATGTTCTTTTACTCTTGCGGAAATGGCCGCTCTACGATCTTCAACCTGGTTCATTTTTATCCATCCACCTCTCTGCATAAAGAATTATACAATCTAATCAATTTTTATCTTCCATTTCTTCTTCTAAATCATACCAATTTGGATTTTCATCTCATTCACTAATAGTATCAAAAGCATCGCATTCATCTGCTCATTCTAATATTTTTCTTAATACTTTTATATCATTTTCTAACTTGTGAACATACCATGGATAGTACATTTCACTTCCTTCTATAACTTGATAATAATTTACTTTATTCATAAAGACACCTTCTTTTTATTTATTTTTCTTATCTATATATATTATATTATATTTTTTGATTAAAGTCAACAGAAGATCTTAAATCTCCCTTGACAAAACAAAAATTTTATGGTAAAATATATTTAGAAAAGGTCAAGAATGATTAAATATTTTAATTAGTTTAACAAAATAAGAAAGGAGCGCGGAGACATGGATCAAGAGACTAAAGGTCCCGTTAAATTAGACTATACATTAAAAACAGCTAAAGAAAGAGTCGAATTTGTTGCGCAGCTACCTAAGGAACAATTAAAAAGTAAGAAATATATTGAAATATTAGCGGATTATATTATTTCAGCAATGACTAAAGAAGAAAAGAAAAATAAAGAAATATTAACAGACAATAGAATGGTAACAATAAATAAAAGAGAAACATCATATCAAGGATTAGTAAGTAAATTTGAAAATGGAGAAGATGGAATATATAACCTTATGATAGAAGATAAGAATGTCTTATTAACTCCTAAGGTATCTATCACAGAAAAAGATATTGCGGAAATACCTGCTTTAAAAACATTAAGAGATAGTATTGAAGCAGTAGAAAAAATGGTAAAAGTTGCAACAGGAAAAAGAAAATTTCTTTTAAAGAAACAGCTTATAGAAATGCATCAAGAGCAATATATAATTAAAAATACATTTAAACAAACTAGTTTAAGTCCTAATGGCAGTGGCGGAAATGCTGTTAAAAATTTGACTTATGCTGATTTAAGTGAGAATATTACTATTGATGAAACTGGAGAACCAGTAAGTGATGGGTTAGTAAACTTTTTTAATTGAAATCACATTTCTGCTTTATTATGTAATTACAGTGCTTTAAAAGAAGATTGTTGAGGAAAGTTTAATAGTGATATGTGGTATGCTATGTTAGATTTAGACAATCTAGTAGAAGCTACTTTAAATAATGATAAGTATCAACTTTATTATAAGTTGTTAATTTATAAAATAGATGGAAAACAAAATGTAGAAATTCAAGAGTTATTAGAAAAAGAATTTGGTATGACTCATTCAGTAGAATATCTTTCTTCTTTATGACGTAATAAAATTCCAAAAATGATTGCAGAGACAGCTAAAGAACAATATTTAGACTGGCATTTTACATATAAAGAAAAAGGAAAATGAAAAAAATGTACTAGATGTGGAAAAACTAAATTAGCTACAAATAGATTCTTTTCTAAAAATAGTACTTCTAAAGATGGATGGTATAGCATCTGCAAACAATGTAGGAATGAAAAGAGTGCAGAAATGCGTAAAAATAAAACTAAGTAGAAGGAGGTGCGGAAATGGCTAATAAATTATGTCAAAAATGTGGAAAAATGCTTGATGAAGATACTCAATTTTATACTTATAAAGATGGTACAAAAACAGAAATGTGTAAAAAATGTCTTACTATGCACATTGACAATTTTGACGAAAGCACTTACTTATGGCTATTAGAAAAAATGGATGTACCTTATATTCCTGAAGAATGGAATGTATTAAGAGAAAGAGCTTACGCAAAAAATCCAAATTTAAATGGAATGTCTGTATTTGGTAAATATCTATCTAAAATGAAATTAAAACAATATAAACAATATGGATGGGCAGATACAGAGAAGTTAAATGCTCTTAATGATGAAAGAAGAGCAGTACAAAAAGAAGAAAGAGAAAAATTTGAAGAGGAAATCAAGAAGCAGTTTGAAGCAGGAGAAATTGGAGAAGCAGAATATAAAACTATGATAAGCGCGGAAACGCAGAATAAAGATTATATGTCGCGTCCAGTAGCTCCACCAGAGTTTCCACAAGATAAATATTTCAGTGAAAATAGTGAAATAGTTCAAGAGCAAATGGATAGCTTAATTTCCGAATTAACACAAGAAGATAAAAAAGTATTAGCTATGAAATGAGGAGCTTTATATAGACCTGAAGAATGGATTGAATTAGAAAAAGATTATAATAATATGATGAATTCATTCGATATTCAAGATGCTGATACAATTAATACTTTAATATTAATTTGTAAAACGAATCTTAAAATGAACCAGGCACTAGATGCGGGAGATATTGAAGGTTATCAAAAATTATCAAAAGTATCTGAATCTTTAAGAAAATCTGCAAAGTTTACAGCAGCACAAAATAAAGAACAAAAAAATGATTATGTAGATTGTGTTGGTGAGTTAGTAGCAATGTGTGAAAAAGATGGATTTATTCCTAGATTTGAAACAGATATACCTCAAGACAAAGTAGATTTGACTTTAAAAGATATGGAGAATTATTTATATAAATTAGTTACTCAAGATTTAGGATTTGGGCAACAAATAGAAGATGCATTAAAGAAAATTCAAATTCAAAAAGAAATGAATGAAAATGTTGAGGATATATTAGAGGATGACGATCCTACTACTCTAATAGATCAAGATTATGAAGAATTTTACAATAGCGTTAATGAGCAAAAGGAACAAGACAGTGCGCTTGGAGATGAGGAATAATGGCATTAGCAGATTTAATGGAATTATCCTTAAATGCTCATACTAAAAAAGTAGGATTATCAGAAGAAAGAATAAAAGCACAAAAGGAAATCTTAAGAAAATATATAGCGTATTGGCGTGAATACCCTGATATGTTTGTAGATTTTTTATGTGGTAGCAACCCAGAAAATTTCCATTTATTCTTTTATCAAAGAATGTTTTTAAGGGCGGTAATGCGTCATAGGTATGCTTATGCAACTTTCCCTCGTGCTTATTCTAAATCATTTTTATCAGTATTGGTATTAATGTTAAGATGTGTTCTTTACCCTGGTTCACATTTATTCGTTACAACAGGTGGAAAAGAACAAGCTGCGGGAATCGCTAGAGAAAAAGCAGAAGAAATCTGCAAATTAATTCCAGGAATGAGAAATGAAATTGACTGGTCAAGAGGTGCAACAAAAGCATCTAAAAATATGGTTGAATATATATTTAAAAATGGTAGTAAATTAGATATTATGGCTGCTCAACAAAGTTCTCGTGGTAAGCGTGCTACTGGAGGTCTAATGGAGGAATGTATCCTTATTGACCAAACACTATTAAACGAAGTTATAATTCCTACCATGAACGTAGACCGTCGTCTTTCGGATGGATCGAGACAAGAAGATGAAGTTATTAACAAAAGTCAAATTTATGTAACAACAGCTGGTTGGAAAAATTCATTTGCTTATGAAAAATTGATACAAATTTTAATTCAACAAATTACAGAACCTGGTCAAGCAATAGTTCTTGGAGGAACATGGCGAGTTCCTGTTATGGAAAAATTATTAAGAAAATCATTTATTGAAGAATTAAAACTAGATGGAACATATAATGATGCTTCATTTGCGCGTGAATATGAGTCTGAATGGAGCGGAGATGCGGAAAATGCTTTCTTCTCTGCAGAACGTTTTGATAAACACAGAGTTTTATTACAACCTGAATATGAATTTAGTGGAAGAAGTAGTAAAAGTGCATATTATATACTTGGTATAGACGTTGGTCGTAAGGGCTGTACTACCGAAGTTTGCGTATTTAAGGTAACGCCGCAAGCACAAGGAACTTCCTTGAAGACTCTTGTTAATTTATATACTTGGGATGAAGAGCATTTCGAAGCTCAAGCAATAAATATTAAAAGATTATATTATAAATACAAATGCCGTACTGCGGTTATCGATGCCAACGGTTTAGGTATAGGTCTTGTAGACTTTATGGTAAAAGACCAAATAGATCCAGAAACAGGAGAGTTATTACCAAACTTTGGTGTTGAAAATGATGATGAAGGTTTTTATAAAAAATTTAAAACTGCTGATACTGAACCTGATGCTATGTATTTAATAAAAGCCAATGCGCCAATAAATACAGAGGCTCATACTTATGTTCAAACTCAATTATCTAGTGGGAAAATAAAATTTTTAATAGATGAAAACCAAGCAAAAGTAAAATTAATGAGTACAAAGTTAGGACAAAATATGGATAATGATAAAAGAGCAGAATATTTAAAACCTTTTACTTTAACAACAATTTTAAGAGAACAAATGCTTAATTTGGTTGAAGAAAATGAAGGTGTTAATATTATCTTAAAACAGGCTTCAAGAAGTATCAAAAAAGATAAATTTTCTGCTTTTGAATATGGCTTGTATTATATTAAACAAGACGAAGATAGAAAAAAGAAAAGGAAAAAAAGAAATATTGCGGATATGATGTTCTTTAGTAGTTAAAGTTGTCTTTTGTTGGGCAACTTTAGCTCATTCAGATATGAAGAAATTAATATTATATTAGAAATATTTTTAAAGAAATATTTTTTAGTATATCGTCATATCTTTAAGATAGGAGGCGAAAATATGCGTGCAAGTCGCGGAGAAATAAAAATAGAAGAAATATTACAGCAAGCGGGTATCCCTTTTCAAGAGGAATATTCTTTTCCAGATTTGCTAAGCTCAACTGGTCATCCACTTAGATTTGATTTTGCTATTTTTGATGATGAAGGAGAACTTGAATTTTTAATAGAGTATCAAGGTATTCAACATTATCAAGCAAAAAGTAAATTTGGTGGTTATACAGGTTTGCGCAAACAACAATTAAATGATATGAAAAAGCGTGAATATTGTAGAAAACATAATATAATTCTTATAGCAATACCTTATACAGACGAAGGTCGCATAACATATGATTATATTATGAATGCTTATTATGAACTGGGCGGTTACTAATAAACTTGACAAGATTCAATATTTATGATATACTATAAAAGAAAAAGGAAGAAAGGTAAGGTGTCGATTTTGATAAATAGAAAAGAAGAAATTAAGAAAAAAGGTTTCTCTATCGCTCTTGCGAGTGACACCAGAGCAACTCAAAGTCCTTTTGAAAACGTTGACTTTTCAAAAATTAAAGTTGGCGCAAAAACTTTAGACGATGCAATTTATACCTTAGGAGATCTAAAGAGAATAGATAAAACATTAGCAGATAAAAAAGAAATATTAAGAGCTATGCATACTTGCGATTATGCTAAATTAAGAGAAGTATCAAATTTCTTTTATAAAACAAGTGGTATATATTCAAGACACGGTCGTTATATGGCATATTTATATAGATATGATTGGATGGTTACTCCATATATAAATGCGGAAGATGCAAAAACAGAAGATAAAGTATTGGATAAATTTTATGATGTATTATTATATCTTGATAATTTTGAAGTAAAAAAATTCTTTGGAGAAGTTGCTTTAAAGGTTATTAGATATGGATGTTATTATGGATATTTAATTCCTGGAGTAAAAAGAATGAATGTTCAAGAACTACCTGCTAACTATTGTCGTTCTAGATTTATGGTTAATAATCGTCCAGCAATAGAATTTAATATGAAGTTTTTTGATGATTATTTTAGAGATACAACTCAAAAAATTAAAATGTTAAATTTATTCCCAAAAGAATTTAAAAAAGGTTACATTATGTATAAAGAAGGTAAATTACCACCTCAATTCGCAGGAGATACAAGCGGTTGGTATTTACTTGATCCAGAATTTGCTTTTAAATTCAATATTAATGGGGAAGATTTTCCAGCCTTTATTTCTGTAATTCCAGCAATTATAGACTTAGATGAGGCAAAAGAATTAGACCGTAAAAAAATGGCTCAAGAATTATTAAAAATCATAATTCAAAAAATGCCATTAGATAAAAATGGCGACCTAGTATTTGATGTTGATGAAGCCGCACAATTACATAATAATGCAGTTAATATGTTAAGTAAGGCTATTGGTGTAGATGTCTTAACTACATTTGCAGACGTTGATGTTGAAGACATGGATAGCGATAGGTCTAGTGCGTCAAGAGACGATTTAGAGAGAGTTGAAAGAACTGTTTATAATGAAGCAGGTGTATCTCAAATGCAGTTTAATACTGATGGAAATATTGCTCTTGAAAAATCTATATTAAACGATGAAGCATCTTTATATAATTTAATTACACAATTTGAGCAATTCTTAAATGTTATAATTGATAAATTTAACAAACAACCTAAGAAATTCTATTATAGATGTCAAATATTAACAACAACTATTTATAATTATAAAGAAATGGCTAAATTATATAAAGAACAAATGCAAATAGGTTTCAGTAAAATGTTACCTCAAATTGCATTAGGACAATCTCAAAGTTCTATCTTAGCAAATGCTTATTGGGAAAATGATGTCTTAGATTTAATTAACGTATTTATCCCACCATTAATGTCTAGTACAATGAATGCGGAAGCTCTTGCTATGACAGGAAATAAAGAGGCTAAGAAGGCTATAGGCGGAGAAGGAGAAAATCCTGAAGGCGGTAGACCTACTAAAGAGTCTCAAGGAGAGACTGTTTCGGATAAAACTATCCAAAATAAAGAAAGTCAGAATTAGAAAATAGGACAAAAACTAATAATAAGAAACCACGTTATTTTATATTATTATAAGTGGAAGAAAATTATTAAGAAAGGAAAGATGATATATGATGCATCAATCAATTGCGACAATTGATTCTCCTGAGTTTATTAATTTGCAACCGCTAGAAATTAATCCGCTAATGAGTAGCTGTGAAATCAAGGTATTATATCTTGGTCAAAACAGAAATCATAGTTATATAACCAAAGACGTAGCTACTGAAATGGCGAAGACTCTAAGAGGAGCTCCAATTGTTGGATACTACAAAGAAGAGAAAGAGGATTTTGCAGACCATGGTGAAAAAATCATCTTCGATGATGAAGGTGTCAAATTTGAATGCATGACAAAACCTTATGGATTTGTCGCACCAGACGCAAAAGTTTGGTTCCAAAAATTTGAAGATACTGATGAATTTGGTAATATAGTAACTAGAGAGTATTTAATGACTACTGGTTATTTATGGACAGGTCAATTTGAAGAAGTAAAATCTGTCATTGATAAAGGTAAACCTCAATCAATGGAATTAGATGAAGAAACTTTAGATGGACACTGGTCAACTGATAGCAAATCAGGCATGGATTTTTTCATTATAAATGATGCGATATTTTCTAAATTATGTATTTTAGGTGACGATGTAGAACCTTGCTTCGAGGGCTCAAGCATTACCGCACCAGAAGTAAGTACTTCATTCACAAAAATAGATGATAATTTTAAGAAAACATTGTACACTATGATGCAAGATCTAAAATTTGCATTAGAAGGAGGACAAAAGATGATTATAGATGAAGCTGAAACAAAAGTAACAGAACCTGAAGTTGTTGAAACTGAAGCTGAAGCTACTGCTGAAGAAGTTATTACTGAACCTGAAGCTGCTGAAGAAGAAATCGCAACAGAAGAAGAACCTGCTGTTGAAGAAGAAGAAACTTCAGAAAATAAGGACACAGAAGATCAATCTGTTTTAGCAGAAAATGATAATTCTATAGAAGATCAATCTAGTCAAGAAAACTTTACTAAAGCAGATGACAAAGATGAGGACGAAGAAGAAGAATCTAAAGACGCAGATGCTGAAGAAGAAGATTCTGAAGATGATGAAGATAAGAAAAAATCTTATGCTTTATTAGAGTCTGAATTAGCAGAAACTAAAGCAGCTTACACAGACCTTGAACAAAAATATCAAGTTCTTGTTGAGTTTAAAAAACAAATCGATGATGAAAAGAAAGATGCTTTAATCAATAGTTTCTATATGTTGTCTGACGAAGATAAGGCAGATGTTATCGAGAATAAATCAAATTATTCATTAGATGAAATCGAATCTAAACTTTCTGTTATTTGCGTAAGAAAGAAAGTAAATTTTGATTTAGAGGACACTTCTAAAGAAGAAGAAGAAGTAGACAAAGACGTTATGACTTACACAGTAAATGATAACGAAGGTAGTTCTACACCAGCGTGGATCGCTGCACTAAAGAATACTAGAGATAGTAGAAAATAATATTAAGGAGGAAAGACAATGGCAAAAATTGAAAGAATTGGTTACGGACAAGTTGAACCAAATCATTTATCAGCTCAAAGAACTGCACAAATCTATGCTCAATTACCATGCGGAGACGATTTTGTTGAAGCTATTGACGGTGTATTAGAAAATGGTCAATTCGTAAAATATGATTATGCTAATAAAGCAGTCAATTTAACTGGTAAAGGTGAATGGATGTTAGTTTTCAATGAAATCAAATTATATGATGACAGAAAACAAATGTACAGAGACTTCGCAATGAAAAAAGAAGAATGCGTAAATGGTGAAATCGTACCAAGAGTATTTAAAACTAATATAGGAGATATTTATACCACTAACATGGTTGATAGCACAAAAGAATATGTTGAAGGAGCTTTACTAAAAGTTGGAGATGACGGAATCTTAACTACAGGTGGAAGCTTAGATGACGATGACATGTGTTGGGAAGTTGCTATGGTTTATACTTTAGCAGATGGACAACCAGCTATCAAAATCATGAGGGTTAAATAATTGAGAGGAGGAAATAAGAATGGCATTAAATAAAAGTGAATTAGTAAAATTAGCTAAAACAGTTGCTAGCGCAAATCCTACTTCTCAAGTTGCTTATTCATTTGGAGAAGAAAAATTCAGTTATGCAGATTTAAATGAAACTTTAAGAACTGAATTAAGAGAATTAGCTGGTACATATAGCTTATACAGAGAAAATAAAAACACAATCTTCAGTATAATTGAAGAAACAATCGATGATGTATTACCTAAAAAAGTTATGGAACAATACGCATCATTCGCTGAAATCAAAACTTATGCTCAAGGTGACAAACCAATCTTCACTCAAAGAATTACTGCAAGTGCTAAAAGAAGAGCTAAAAGATTTGTTACTAAAGTTGGTTTAGCAGGTATTTATGAAGTATTCAAATTAGATGGAAAAACATTAGAAGTACCTACTGAAGCATTCGGTGGAGCAGCTCAAATCGGATTCGAAGAATTCTTAGATGGTAGAGTTGATTTCGCAGACGTATTAGACGTTATTATGGAAGGTTTAGATGAAGCTATCTACATTGAAATCGAAAAAGCATTAAAAGCAACAATCGATAGTTTACAAGATACTAATAAAGCATCTGAATCAGGATTCAATGAAACTGCAATGGATAACTTAATTGCTATCGCAGACTCATATGGAAAATCTACAATTTATTGTACTTATGAATTTGCTGCAACTATGGTTCCTGCAGAAGGATGGGTTTCTGATGATATGAGAAATCAAAAATGGAATAATGGATATTTAGCAAACTATAAAGGACATAACGTAATCGTATTAGATCAATCATTCGTTGATGAAACTAACACTAAAAAAGTTATTGACCCATCTTATGCTTATATCATTCCAGTAGGAGCAGATAAACCTGTTAAAATTGCTTTTGAAGGAAATACTATTGTTGATGAATATGTTAACAAAGATCGTTCAAGAGAAGTTCAAGTTTACAAAAAATTAGGTGTTGCTACTTTAGTTACTAACAACATTTGTGTTTACGTAAATGAAGCTTTAACACCATCAATCTAATTTTAAATTAGGAAGATAGAAATTAGGGAGAAGACTATGATATATAAGGAAGACTATATCAATTAAAGGTCTTCTCCCGTTTTTTTAGTATATAGGAGAGAAAAGGAGAGAAAATATGTTAGAAGATAAAACTGTAATAACAGTATCAAACAGAGATAATGGAAG